CCCAACTAAATACAAGGAACTCACTGACATTGAAGTTCTTAAGACTATTTTGAAGGTTGTTTCAAGTAAGTAATTGAGACAATAATAGTAAGGTTATGATAAATAGGTAGGGCATATAGTAAGGTTTGTCCTACCTATTATTATAAAAAAGATACGATATAAAAAGAGAGTTAATTATGGAAATAAAAACAACTCGAAAATGTAAAGTGTGTAAAAATCTTATTGTGTTAGAAACGGATAAATTCGTTCCTCATAATAAAGATGATTATTATCATCAAGATTGTTTTATAGAAATGATGAAAGACAAAAACTTATCACAAGACGAAATATCAGAAATAATAAAAAAAGATAGAGAAAAAAATCATGATAAGATAAAAATGCTTATTGACAAAAATCATCTTTTTGTATTTGTTGTCAAAAAATATGAATTGACTTTTAAGCCAAAATATCTTTTTCTTAGATTTGAACAAATTTTTAATGGTTCTTATAAAAATATAACGGAACCTGTATCCCCAAGTGATTTATTAGATATGTGGCTTAGAAAAGAAAATGAATTAGATAGAATAAATCAATGGAAAATTGGCAAGGGCGAACCTCTTGATGGATTAAATAGATTATGGTACGACGTAGCGATACTGCTTTCCAAGGCAGCCAGTTATAAAAAATGGAAAATGTCTCAAGTAATAAATGATAGAACTAAAGAAAATATTATTGAAGAAAATAAATCAAAAATAGATTATATGAAAATATATAATGGAAACAAAGAAAGAACTAATATAGAAAACATTCTTGAGGAGATTTGAATTTGAGTGACATTGAAGAAAGAACAAAAAATATCCCTAATGAAATTTTAGTAGTTGGAACTATATATAAACATCCTGAACTTTTAGTCGAGTATTCTTTTTATATAAAAAGTAAATATGATTTCGCAGATCCTACTTGTAAATTTTTCTATGATAACGCAGATGTAATTTTCCAAAAGACACCAGATGCTTTTAATAGTCAGTCCAACATTGATCTTTATATGATGGAAGATAAAGAACGCTTTGAAACATATAAAAAATATGGTGGTTGGAAAACTATTGAAGGATGGATGGAATTGTCATCCATAGATGATTTTAAGAATTACTTCGATTCTTTAAAGAAATTTTCATTGTTGAGGGAATATTTTCGTGGGGGGTACAATGTTGAACGGATTCTAGATCATTCAAAGTTCAATTTATTCTCTCCAGAGGACATATATCGCCTGATCAGAACTCGCGTAGATAAAATTAGAACTGTAATTATGAAAGATAATGACATAGAAGTATTGAACACTAATATGTCTGAAATTATCAAAGGGTGCTTGGAAAACCCTGATATGGGACTTCCTTTACCATATAATCTTATGACTGACATGTTACGTGGGATTAGACTAAAACAAGCAATGTGCGTTGGTATGCTTAGTAATGCTGGAAAGTCACGCTTTATGTTCACAATCATTGCTTATATCGCATTGGTATTAAAACAAAAAGTTTTTATTCTGCTCAATGAAATGAGCATTTCTGAAATGAAGTATTGTTTGCTTACTACTGTATTAAATAATGAATATTTTCATAAGGCTACTGGAATAGCAATTGAGAAAAAAGAAAAAGAAGTGACTCTCGGTTTGTTCAAGAATGAAGATGGAGAATTTGTTTATCGCAAAAGAGATGAAAATGGAAATAATATAGAGTCTTTGGAAGACTTTGAAGAAAGACTAATGGTTGAATCCGTTGAATATCGAAAAGTAATGAAAGTTGCCAAATGGATTGAAAAAGAAACCGAAGGTCTTATTTATGCGAAAGATGTTTCTATGGCTTATGATGACAAAAGTTTGAGTTTTGAAATTACTAAAGCGCATATGACCAATTCAATTGACTACTTTTTCTATGATACTTTAAAAAATGATACAAATGCTTTAGGAGAATGGGCAAGTTTAATTGCTACTACTACTAAATTAAAAGAATTAGCAAATCAATTAAATATTTACATTTATGGGTCGATACAATTAACGCCAGATGCTTATATGATGCAACCATTAGAATTGAATTCTATGAATATCGCTGCATCTAAAGGCATCAAAAATGTACTTGACACATTATTTCTATGTAAAGAAATAGATTCGAAAGATTATCATAAATACTTTTATATCAATTATGATGGAAATAATGGAGATTGGGGAGAAGATTGTCAAAGAGGATTAGATTTAAACAAAAGATATTATGCTTTTGTTACAGACAAATTGAGATCTGGAGCAAAGAAAAATTTACTCTTCAGCCTCGACCTTAATTTAAATCGGTGGATCGAAGAGGGAGAGTTATTTAGAAAATAATGAGGACACATGGATTCATACCAACTTAAAGAATACATCATTGAAAATAATAAAGTAGAATTTATTCTACAAGAGTTGGGCTGTCAGAATGTAAAGTATCATTCCTCGTCTTCAGGTTATTGGACTTGTGGAAATCCACCTCCATCTGACAACCCACAGGCAATAACGGTTTACAACAATGAATATTTAAATGTTGTAAATTATACAAAGGATATGGGAGATAAAACTGATATTTTTTCTCTCATAGAATTCATAAATAAAAGTAATTTCTTTGAAGCAATGTTATGGTGTTGTAATGTGTTAGGGTTGAATTATTATCATGAGCCGACTTTAGAGTTGCCTGAGAGTCTCAGGATTACAAAGATGCTCATGAAAATGAAGAGTAATGACGAAGAAGAGGATGATGCACCTATAAAAGTGTTAAGCGAAAATATTCTTTCTTACTACAAGCCTTATGTTAATGACATGTTCTTAAAAGATGGAATAAATTATAGTTGCCAGAGGGAATTTGAATTTGGATATGACGAATCTACCAATAGGATAACCCTGCCCATCAGATCAGAGCTAGGCGATTTAATTGGCGTGAAAGGGAGACTGTTCAAAGAAGAATTAAGTGAATATGATTTAAAATATCTTTACATTGAACCTTGCAATAAAAGCAAAGTATTATACAACATACATAGGTCACATGATTATATAAAAGAAAAGGGTTATGCTTTTGTGGGAGAATCAGAGAAATTTTGTGCTCAATTATGGAGCGCAGGAATTAAAAATTCTGTAGCTATAGCAGGTCATAAATTCTCAAAAAAACAGATAGAACTTCTTTCAAGACTTTGTGTGACTGTCGTGATTTGTTTTGATAAAGATATTCAACAATCTGAAATAGAAAAAGAATGTGATAAATTTATGGAGGGAATTAGGGTTGAATATTTGTTGGATGTGGATGGATTGTTGGGAGAAAAAGAAGCCCCATCAGACAATATTGAAACGTTTAATAAATTGGTTAGTAATTATAAATTTTTGTATAGATAGGAGATATTATTTAAATGAAAAAAGAATGTGAAATAGATGGATGTGACACAAAAAATACTAAAAAAATAATTTTCTGCAAGGGATTAGATAAATATTTATGTAGTAGGCATTATCATCAATTTATAGTATATGGGAAAATAATTAAAATAAAAAATATAAAATTTATTCAAGTTGATGACTGTTGTTGTTTTTGTGGTGCATCTGGAAAAAAGTATAAACTTTCTTATTTTGAAGATAAAATTTATTGCAGAAAACATTATGATCATATGAGATTATATGGGCATTGTAAAGAAAGAACAATTTTTGATAGAAACGAAATAATTAATTGTGGCGATTATTCAGAAATAATATTATATAATTTAGATCAAACAGAAAAAGCAAGAGCAATAATAGACACTGAAGATGTCGATAAAATAAGTAAATATAAATGGAACCTTGGAAGTCACGGGTATGCAGTTTGTACAGTATTGCAAAGATGCCTACACACCTTTTTGTTAGATTTGACTGATGATGATATTGCCGATCATGAAGATAGAAATAGATTAAATAATAGAAAATCTAATTTAAGAATTACAGATGACCTAGGGAATTCAGCAAATAAAGAAATTCCTATTTCAAACAATAGTGGCGTTATGGGGATTTGTTGGGATTCTATTAATAATAAATGGATTGCTGGAATAAAAAGAGATGGGGTATCGAAAAGTAAAAGATTCAAAAATTTTAATGATGCAGTTATCCAAAGACTAAAATGGGAAAAAGAATTATTTGGAGAATTTGCTCCTCAAAGACACTTGTACGAACAATACGGTATAGAATAGGAAAAACAAAATAAATGAAATATAAATTAATTGAAAATAATGTAAATTTTAGTGATGATAATTATAGTTTGGTTGATAGGATTTTGCTAAATCGTGGGGTTCCAGAACCAAAAAATTATCTCAAAACCACAGAT